AAATAAAATCGCTTGGCGTGACGAGGAAGGTAGAGTCTTTTTTAATCTTTGTGGCTGGAATACAAAGACTACAAAAGATAGGTTATCAGCTTTAGGAATATGGATAACTCAAAAGAACTGGAGAATTTATTATCGCGGTAATGAAATTGAGAACAATAAAAATTATTCCAGCGATGTTTTTGTAAACAAGGACGCTTAATAGCGTCCTTAACTTTAAGTGAAATGATGGGGAGAATAAGATGACAGAAACACAAAAGGAAAATAAAGAAAGAAAAACGCCAGCACAAACGCTGGCTGAAACGTTAAAAAATATGATGTCTAACACTGATTTGCCGTGGACAAAACCGTGGATTGTTATAGACCATCAGAATTTAGAAGGTCATATTTATACAGGAATGAATAGTCTATTTGTTTCACTTGCCGCTATGGCAAAAGAGTTTAAGTCTAAACGTTGGGGGACATACGACCAATGGAAACGGGCGGGATTCATTGTTTCACAAGGCACAAAGTCAGTAGCAAGAATCGCAACACCGCTTAAATGTAAAGTTAAATCGAAGATAGATGAAGATACTGATACCGATAGTGAATTTGTCGAAGAAGAACAATGGTTTAATCGGTGGAAAATGTATGCCATATTTAATGGCGACCAGATTAAAGGATATGATTCGACTAACGAATTTAATATCGCAAAGAAAGAATCTTTATCATTAGATAAGTTTGATTTAATGGTAAAGAGATACGGTATACCGATTGTAAGTAATCGTGGTTGTTGTTATTATCCTAAAGAACATAAGATTGGGATTCCGGAACGGAGTTTGTTCCCGAATGATAGTGATTATTATTTGTCGTTAGCACACGAATTAATACATAGCACAGCTAAGTTTACAGGAAGAAAAGAGGGAAAACAAACAAACGTCTTTGGAAGTGTTGAGTATTCCAGAGAGGAAGTCGTTGCTGAAATAGGTGCGAGTCTTTTATGTAAAGAGTTCGGTTTACAATACACATTTAAACCGAATAACATTGTTTATATTAAAGGCTGGCTAAGTTCGGCTATGGAAAATGGAAACTTGTTTATTCAACTTTGTTCTAAAGCTGAAAAGGCAGTTAAATATTTGAAGCGTTTTATTTAAAAAGGAGAAATAACTATGAATAAAAGATATTTCTTAACTGGAAGCGCAAGCGGTGCATATTTTATAAATAAAAATAATAAAAATACTAATAATAAGTTAGTTGTTCGTCATCAAGTTTATCTTGAACATTATCCAAACAGAATAATAGCTTGGTGTTTGTTACTTTGTAACGATGGCACAGTTTTTTGGACGAATAAAAAAATTGAAGAAGCGTTATTGAAACAAGACTTTGCAATTACTATACAGTTTTTTGTGAATAGTCCTTGTGTTAAAATGAAAGGCGATTTTTTATTGTCAATGTTTGACCCAATTAAATACGGTTTTAGTTGGCTAAGTAATAAACATTGTTCATCATAAAGGAGAGTGAAATGGAAGAAGAAAAACCTAGTTATTACGCTATTATTCCTGCCAATGTTAGATACTCTAACGTAACAGCAAATGCAAAGTTATTGTACGGAGAGATAACAGCACTTGCGAATAAGACAGGAGTTTGTTACGCCAGCAACAGATACTTTGCTGAACTGTACGGAGTAACAACAGTAAGTATATCTAAATGGATTAAGGAATTAATTGATGCCGGATTTATACGGTCACAGATTGTCTATAAAGACCATACAAAAGAGATAGATAAACGCCTTATCTCAATAGCGAACAATGATTTAATAGGTATAGAAGAAAAGTTTAATACCCCTATTAAAGAAAACTTTGAGGGGGGTATTAAAGAAAAGTTTAAAGAGAATAATACAAGTATTAATAATACAAGTATTAATAATAAGAAAGAAAATAAAAAGAAAGAAACGGAACAATTAATCAAAGAAGAATTAGAGAGGTGCAATATGTATGGGAATTGGGAAAGTGTAATCAATACTTTTATAGATTATCGTATTGAAAGAAAAAAGCCATTGACAAGTAAAGGATTGATTCTTATGGTGCGTAAGTTAAAAGAATTAACAGGCGGTGATATTGACCTTGCTGAACAGATAATAGAACAGTCGATTATAAACGGCTGGCAGGGGTTGTTTCCATTACAGAACAACAAAGCAAGGGGTAATAATAAATCGTTTATCAGCGACAATTATAATGCCGCTATGACTTATTCTGAAAAGAATCCATTTGACTAACGGGGAGAAAAGAAATGAAGTACAATGTCTATGAAGAAGATTATGATGAAATGGAAGATGGTTTCAAAGTTTATTTTTGTGGCTGTCTTATTGCCGAGGGCTTACAATTTGAAAACTTTGGAGAATTGTATGAGTATGCAAAGCGACTCGAGAAACATTACAATCTGAAAAAGGTTGTGTTCTCTGAATACGATGAGGACGATGAGGGAAAACCAGAGCCGGAAGATGACGAGGACAAAACGCTATTTAAAGTACGTCATTATGAGAATGATAATTATGGCATCGTCGAAGTTGATTGGTTTAAAGATGATGACTTTGATTATCTAGGATTTTGAGAGGTGAAAGATGTTGAACAAGGAAACATTTAACCAATGTTATTTGATTGCTAACAAGTGCGTTGGTTATGACAAGCCGATCGAAGCGGCTACACTTAACGCTTTGTATTCGGTAGCTAAAGACCTTATGGACGAAGAAGAATTTAAGTCCATAACAAAGAAAGTTATAGCAGAATGTAAATCGTATGGACAGCCGTTGCCACCGTGTGAATGGATTAATCGGAGAACACTATCACCGCAAGTACAAGAAGCAATACAAGATATGATAGAGTCTATTCCATCAATCGTTGCCTCTATGGAGTATGACAAACTAGCACTTGAACACTGGATTGAAAACCAGTTTACAGATGCACAAAAAGCAATAGCAAAAGAACCGATATTCGTAAAAGCAATAAACGATTATAAGAATACTGGAAGTATTAAAGGTGATATTGCAAAAGACTTGTCAGTTATAGTGTTACAGAATAACACTCAATATTATTTGGAAAAATCCGAAAATAAATTATTGACAGATAAATAAATTATTGTTAAGATATAAACACTAACATCAAAGGAGACAAAACAATGAAGAAAGTATTTGAAAAAGGTGACATTTTAAAAGACGAAAACACCGGAAATATCTTTATGTTGCTTAACTATTCTATTATGGAGGGCAAGGACGAATACGAAACGATGGCTTGTCTTTGTCTTAAAGGTGAAACCATTTCAACTGGATTGTGTGTAACATTTCAATATGCTTACTTAGACCAGTTAAAATATATCGGTCGAGATGTTTACCATTGCGGAGTGGCTTTGGAGACTATGGCAAAAACAATTTTTGATAAGATAAATTAACAAACAAAGGAGAGATAAGATGAAAACTTTTATTCAGTATGAAATTGGAGATGTGTTAAAGGATAAAGACGGCGGATTAAAATTAATTGTTTTAAGAACAACAGCTAAAGATGAATATAATGAGCCAGTATTATTGTTGGGATTAAACTCTGGTTTATTCGTCCGTTTTACAAAAGACTATCTTGAATCAAACTTTGAGTTTTTTCGTAACGAAAAAGAATGGGTATTTGATAAAGGAGATAAGATGGCGGCTGAAATGCTTGCCATATTAAATGGAAACAAAATAGAGAAAGGAGAATAAAAGATGACGAATATTAGATTATTAAATGCAGACGAAATTGAATGCCGTGTATCACAAGTAACGGCAAAAGGTTGTCAGATATTATTGTATAAGACAGCTAGAGTTGACAGAGCTATACTCGATGAAGTCTATGGAGATTTGTGGGTCAATGACTTTAAAGTTATTGACGGCAAGATGTATGGCGGAATCGGTGTCTGGAATAAAGAACTGAACCAATGGATATGGCGTTGGGATTGTGGAGTTGAAAGTAATACCGAAGCCGAGAAAGGACAGGCAAGTGACGCATTTAAAAGAAGTGCTTTTAAATTTGGTATCGGTGTGGAACTCTATACAGCACCGTTTATTTGGTTGTCATTGCCGACAGTTAAAAATGATAAGGGAAGATATGAATTGCAAGATAAGTATATAAGATTTGAAGTAAAAGAAATATCTTATGACAGCAATCGTAGAATTAAAGACCTTGTTGTCGTTGACAGCAAAGGCAATACAGTTTACTCAACAAAGAAGATTGCAAACAAAAAGAAACTAGACGGAGAATTACCGCCAGTTAAAAAGGAAGATGACGACTTGAAAGCAAAGTTGTTATCCAGATATGAGAAGTGCTTAAAATATATTAACGACAAGCCAGAGAACATAACCAATATGATTGAAGCCGTTGCCGGACTTGCCGCTGATTTGGCAGGAGCGGGATTGGAAGTAGAAGCCGACAAGTTAAGAATTATTATTGAGAATGAAAGGAATAAATAATGACTAAAATGTTTTTTGAAAAAGAAGTTTTATCACTCGTTGAAATGATTGACGCTTGCTATGACGAGGAAACAGGTGAGTTTAAGGAAGAAGATAAATCTATCCTTGATGGACTGGCACAAGAGGAAATTGCACCTTGTATGGAACGGTATAAAAAAGCCAGTGAATACTACAAGTCGCAAGCTGATTTGATTGCCGAGGAAATTAAAAGGTTACAGGCACGGAAAAAGATGTTTGAGAACAAAACGAATCGCTTGAAAACAAGATTGCTGAACGCAGTAAATCTGTTAGGTGGTAAGTTTAAGACAACATTTTATACCTTTAGCAAAAGGATAACAAATAGCATTGATGTCAATGAAGAAATGATTGACTATTCAAAGTTACCTGCCGATTGCTACAGGGTTAAGTATGAAGCCAACAAGACAGCTATCAAAGAGCATTTGGATAAAGGCGAGTCGTTTGCCGGTGTTACCGTTAAGCAAACGGAAAGTTTATCTGTAAGGTAGGTGTGATATGACAGCGATTATTATTCCGAATGAATATCTTGTAGATAATAAAGACAATAAAGATTTAATCATAGACCATAGAGATTTATTCGCCATGTCACAAACTCGACAGGGTAAAACAATCATATCTTTTCAAGTGATTAAAGATAATGAGTATAAGATTAGAGATGTTGAGATTGATTTAAGAATATGGGAAGTATCTTGTATCATAGCAGATTGTATTAGAGGGGAGAATTACTGATGTTATCACCAAGAGCGTTGGAACATAAACGCAGATACACAGCACGGTTTATTCGGGAACAAAAATTAATGGGAATTAAATCCCGTTGCACAAGAATAGATGATGCTGGTTGGGAATACACCAAAGCGTTTATGAGATTTATGAAGAAAGTATGCAATAAGAAAGTCGGTGATTATTGTATGCTAATGGACGCCGACACAAAAACAATTACATTTAAACTTAAAGAAGAGATTGAAGCAGAGAAAGGACAAGAAAATGAGTTATGATATTAATAAAATAGTTGTTAGCGGTAGAGTTGGACACGAAGAAAAGAACGAAGAAAAGCAGACAGTTAAGTTTACGCTTGCTAACACCTATGAAACAAAGAACAAAGACGGCAAGTACGATAAGAAAACAAGTTGGTTTAACTGTATTGCCTTTGGTGCGTATGCAATGAAAGTTATCCATAAAGGTTATCGTTTAGCCGTTACGGGAAAGATTTTTATTGAAGAATATAAAGACAATGACGGAAACAATCAGAAGTATACCAAGATTATTGCCGATGATTTAGTAGTGTTAGACGATAAGAAATCGGATAGCGAAGCCGTTGACGGAACGCAAGCAGTTAAAGACAAGATGAAAGACAAGTTGGAATCATCAGCCGGAGCGATGAAAGTTGTATCACAGAACTATGAAGATGACGACAAGATTCCGTTTTAGTGAGGTGTGATATGAAAAGAGAAATGGCAGTTGTATATTTTACAAGTGATGAGATTGTTCACGAGTGCAAAGGCGGTGTTTGTATGTTCCGCAAAGAAGCCACAGTGCCGCCGAAGTATGTCACGGCTATCGTAGATAATACCAAGACAGCATATAGAACTATTATCCGTTGGAAGTATATTAAAGACCAACAGATAACAGTTAAAATGTCTATGCAGGAAGTAATAAAAAGACTTGTAAAAGCTATGGAGTTGAATGAAAAAGAGTATGAAAAAGATATGGAGATTGATTGACAAGCATGATGTAGCCGTTACTATCTTATCGGTGGCGGCTATGTGGAGCATAGTTATCATAACAATCATAGGAGAATAAAAATGGAAATGAAAGATACAAATTATAGCATTGATTGGGATGCCGAAAAGAGATGTTTTATTATTGACGGCAAACCATACTTGCCAAGAATAGTAAACAGTATTGATAAAGATTATTTTATAAGACTTATGATAGTGCTCGCTATCATACAGATTAATCTTCTAATAATAATTTATAGAGTAGGTGAAATATTGGAGAAGTTAAAATGATTAGAACAAAAGATGCCGAGTTAAATTTTCATAGATTATTTATCATTATGGAATATATTAAATCAATATCTATGGATTATACCAGCGGCAATAGTCATAAAGCTGATTACTTTATTGAGTTCTTTAATGAATTATTGACAGAGCTTATCGAAGATAATAAGGGAAAAGGTATTACATTTCACGACCATAAAACACTAGAAAAAATGGAGTATCATAAAGTCGGTATGTGCTTATCTACTTTTTCCGATTTATTTATGCACGATGTAAAAAGAATAGAGTTTAAAAACTATGTTATGAAAACCATTGATAGAATATATAGAGCCTTGAAAAAGAGGAAAATTGATTATGAAGATGTTGAAAAATTACTTAATATCTTTAAAGATGAAGTATATCTAACCATTGAAAAAACAATACTGGAATATCAAGTGGACGATTATGAAGATATGATTAACGAAAAGAAATATAAACTCGAAAAAGAATTAGGAGAAAAGAAATGCTAATGTTATATGCAAATAGAATAGAAAACGAAACTTATCTATCAACAGATAGTCTTGAAAGAATAATAATCGACAAGTCTTGTATTGAATCAGTTGCAACAACATTAAATCCTGATTTCCCGATTGTCTTATATGTTAAGCTAAATAAAACAGGATATAGAATAGAACTAAAACCGAATAAAAACTTTTATACTATCGCTGGATTCTTTGAATATATAAGAGATTATTCCGAGATAGATTTTGAAACAAATGAAGTGCTTGTAGAGAAACAGAAAACAGATAAAGAATATTATGATGAGCTTATAATAAATTTAGAAGAAGCAAATAAAAAACTTGATGAATTAAAAAAGATGATTGATACAACAGGACTTTATAAGGAGAAAGACAATGAAGATTAAAGCAAAAACCATAACTAATTTTAACAATCGTAAATACAATGGCGATTATCCGCACGACTTAATTATTAATACTGATAAGATAATATCCATTGTAAGAGATTTTGGCGTAGAATTTACTATGCCTGTAAGAACTTATGACGTATTAATCGTTACGTTTTTAACCGACAAAGGAAATAGAAATACCGTTGTCTATAAAGGCGAACTAAAAGATTTAATTGGAGAATAATAAAGGAGATTTGGTAATGAAAAAATATGAAATCGAAGAAGATGATTTAATGCAATTAATAATTGATAGTTTAACATTAAGAGATTTATACATAGGTGATGGATATAAATATATTGAAAGTGATGAATCTGACGAAGCAATAATAAAAGAAGCAGAAAACAATATAAAAGAATATAAGGAGATTAACAATGACATACAAGGAAGTTAAAGAAGCGTATAATCAATATCTTAATACGATTGAAGCCGATAGAGGAGAATAACAATGAATATAAAAGGAGAACTAATTAAAGAATTTGAGGGGTTTAAAGCATATCCTTACAAATGCCCCGCAGGTTACTGGACTATCGGTTACGGTAGCAGATATTATCCAAGCGGAAAAGAAGTCGCGGCTGATGATAACTCTGTAAATGAGAAAGTCGCTGATGATATATTGCAAGCGTATCTTAAAAAACACGTCTTGCCTGTATTGGAAAAGATGCCGTATGAGATGACACAAGGACAGATAGAAGCTCTTGCCAGTTTGATTTACAATATTGGTGGTGGTGCTTTTCTTAACTCTAAGTTATACAAAGCGATTAAGAAAGGTGATAACGAAGCTATCTTTAAGGAATGGAACTGGATTAAAGCTGGTGGCGTTGTTTACAAAGGTCTTGTTAAAAGACGAGTCGCTGAACTTAACTTATGGTTTAACGGTGATGAGTGAAAGAACAATATCAAAAAGCAAAGTGAAAGAAGTATATAATTACTTTCTCGAACACTTTGAGAAATGTGGATTCACTCAAAAAGAATTTGCGTGGATTAAAACAATGGCTTATATTAAAAATTATGGCTCTATCTCTCCAGAAGAAGCAAGTCAAGTTATGATTAAAGCTGGATTGATAAAGCCGGAAATATGAAAGGACGTGTTATTATGAATAATGAAATTGAATTAAAAGAAGAAGAAAGAACTAAATGTGAAGTATACAGCCGCGTGATGGGTAAAGTGTGATAGCCCATTTAAAATCATTTCTAATAGAAATCGAAAACAAGATATAATCTTGCAACGATGAGGAAAGCTAAAGTCGACAGACTTATTCTGAAAGGATATAAAAAATGTTTAAAAGAAAATATAGTTTAAAAGAAGATGTATTTGACACATTGACAAGTGATTCAGCATATTGGATTGGTTATCTATATGGTGACGGTAATTGCACAAGAGAAAATAGAATAAGATTATGCTGTGCGGAAAAGGATAAAGAGTTGATTATCGGATTCAGAAGTTTTGTTGGTAGTATTGATAAACCGATTAAACACTTTTTGAATAATGGTAAATATCCTGCCGTTTCTTTTGACGTAGGAAGTTGGAAGATGAAAAAAACATTATCTAAATATTCTTTAAACAAAAGAAAGGAACAAAGAGGTTATCTTAATATAGACTTATTACAAGATGAAATTGCTCCGCATTTTATAAGAGGGTTGTTCGATGCAGACGGTTGCTTTTATTATGACGGATTGCATAAAAATCATCTATTCGCTGAAATCACAGGATATATGCCAATCTTGCATAGTATAAAATCTATACTTGTAAGACACAAAGTTATAAGTGAAAAGAAAAAAATCGTCAAAAATGGTTCTGTATTCAGAATTAGAATGGCAAAAGGCGATTGCTTAAGACTTATAAAATTTTTGTATGGCGATAATCCCAGATATTTTTTAAGAAGAAAATATGGGATTGCAAAAAGCTACCTTGACAGACTAAATGAAATGACTCCTAAAGGAGAAGCAATAGTCGAAAATGTATCACAGACCAGTATCCCAATGGAACAAAGGAAAGAGAGCTGAATTTAAAGAAAGGAAATATTACAATATTGACAAAGCCTTTAATAGTTTATTAAAATATAAGAAGACGGTTGGTGACGGCAATGGATAAAAACATAGATAATCAGAAAACAGTAACGTATGAAATTATACATAGTATTATAACGACTATGCTTATTCCTGCTTTTGGATATTTGCTTATGCAATTAAACGATGTCAAAAAAGAATTTTCTGATTATAAAGTTGCCGTTACACAGGAATTAGGAAACAAAGTATATCGTGCTGATTTGGATAGATTAGAAACAAAGATAGACGATTTAAGAAACCTAGTTATTTCTGAACTTATTAAACCTAAAAAATAATTTACAATGGGAGCTGAAATATGCTCCCATTAAATATCAATGCTAGAGTAGTTTATTTGACCGTACAATGTGGTTAAATAATTTTAGCTAAATCTAACACTTAAACTAAAAATACTAACAGGAGAATAAAGAAATGACAGATAATATTTTTAAAGATAAGATTCTGAAAGAAATTAAAAATACATTTCCAGAATTTAGAATAACTATACTTTTTAAACATTATGTAAGGGAAATTATAAATAATATTTTTGAAGAGATAGAGGGTGACTATGATTATACAAAAGACGATATTAAAAAATATAATCCCAGTGATTTTACTTTAATAGATTGTGCTTTTTATTTAAGGAACGTACATAAAGTCGGAGATGAATTATATCCTAAAGATGTGAGCTTATTCTTTAGATTAAAAAGGGTGATTAAAAGCGATATTGTTAGATTCCTAGCTGAAAGAGAATGTTGGAAATGTAGAAAAGAATTAATGGAATATGTTACAGATAAAAACGCTTTAGAAAAGGAGAAACAAGATGACAAATAAAATTTTACAAGAACGCTTTGAAGAAGTTAAAAATGATACTTGTAGTTTACTAAGATTAAAAGGTGATTGTTTGATGACAAAAGTATCTCTTGATTTTTTTTTGAGAGTTAAAAGGAAAAGGCTCTTTGAAGCTTATAAAGAATATAAGGAAAACGTTAAAGAAGAAAAAAAAGATATTGATGAGATAATCAAGAACATAGACCTTATGATTGAATTTAATACAGAAGCTAACAAATTTTAAAGGAAAACAAGATGACAAATGATATAGAGGGGGTATTATTGATTATAATTGCCTTACAGTTAGTTATTTTATTTGCGATATATATTTGTTACCGCCGATTATTTATCCGCACCACAGGTCAAATAAACCGTCTTATAGATACCACAAAGATTAAAGTAAACTTTTATATTCATAATCCATCAGAGTTAAAAGAATATAAATTAGATTGCAAGCGTACTATGCTAGGCAATTATGATGTAGAGATTTGGTAAAGGAAGAAAACAATGATGTATTTTATTATCCTTGTCAGCGGCTTTGGTCTATTGATGTTATCCTGTATCATTTATTTATGTAAAGAGGCAGGTGAATTAAATAAACAGATTGAGATAGACAAAGAACGTGACAAACAATTAAAGGAATCCAAAGACAATAACTTAAAGTCAGATGAAGAATTATTAGAATGGCTTGAAAAGCAAAAGAAAAAAGAGGGGAAGTAATGTCAAAGAATAAATACATTTATAACAATGCTTTTGTCAGAGATATATTACCGCCCAGACAATACCACAGATTCGCTTATAACGTCAGAGAAAAGTTTATGACTATCGAACAGGCTTACAACGAAGCTACTAAAGAAAAGACTTATTATAAACATAACGGTAAAATTATAAACAAATTATTATCCAGACGTGAATATAATCTGTTTCAGTACGCTTTGCACAAAAAGAAGTTAAGGGTAGAAGAAGCATATAACTATGCAATCAGCAGGAGATGAAATGATAATGTATAAAGTCTATGGTCGCAGGATAAAGGAATATGATTTTCCAGATGAGCCGGACGATTATTCCGAAGAACCGTTTGTGTATATGATGAACATTGAAGCAAAAGACGATGATGATTGTAACCGAATCGTTAAGTCAACAGGATTAAGAGAATACCAAGTGCTTGTATTTCCTGAAGATGAATTGAATTAAGAAAAATGGCGGGGCTTAACACCTCGCCATTCTTGTCTGAACAATATATATAAAAGAAAATCTAACTATTATGGAGAATAATTAGATATTATTCTTATAACATAAAAATAATTGGTTGGCAACAATTATTCTGTAACAACAGTTTTTTATGCCACAATCCCAATAAAAAAAAGCAGGAATCAAAAAACTCTTGACTCCTGCAATTACTCATTATATAGTATAAGTTGAAAACCACTTATTAGTATAAGTTGACTTGCCGAGTCTGTCAATAGAAAAAAATAAAAAATATGTGACAGATTTAAAATGTGGGAAAAAGTAGTACCACTTCTTATCGCTGGTTAAATATCGGAAAGAGTCAGGAATCCCTTTAGGGATAATATATACGTTTGATTGTAAGGACGTGTATATAAGTGGGGAAATACCCCGACCGCCAGAATCCAAGAGATTGATAACGCTTCTGACTTACTACACAGGCTGACCCGTAGTTGTGTGCCAACACTAGGAAGTTTACAAGATATGCTACAACGGAACTCGTAACAAGGGAGATGTAGTAAATAGTTATTCCTTATAGGGATAACTATACCCTCCAAAAATCTGAAAACAGTGTGATATTTATTGTCTAATCTTAACCGATGAGATAAAAAATTAGACAAAGTTAGACAAGATTTAGACGAGATTTAGACGAGTGAAAATTACCAGCAAGTTAAATAAGATTGAAAAATCAATTATTTAACCATTTATTATATAAAATAGGCTCGTGGTGAGCAAGTTAAACCAGTATTGATGAGAAAAGTAAAGAGGTGATAACTGGAATTACCACCTCTGCGATATAATATTACAAGAGTAAAAACGATGACAAGTCGCTTTCACAATAATAATGATAACATAGTGATTAATAATGTCAAGGGATAAAATTAAAGGCGGCTGACTGGAGAATCAACCGCCGAGATTAACAAACTTATAAAGGAGTCTTTTGTGGAAAACAAATGACTAATTATAGGATAACAGATTATTAGTTATTGTCAAGACTAATCTTTACAGTTATTTACATAATCCATTTTATTAAGCGTACAGAGTCTAAACAATTCTCTGTCTATTGAATATAACGATTCGCATTGTTCCGCTGTCGGTTCTCGATACCAAACACATTCACTTGTATTTAATCGAGTCGTGCAAGCAGTGATAAGTGTTATCGCCAATAAAAATAATGTTTTCATTTCTTTAATTGCTCCAGCCATTTCTTTAAATCTTCATCAGATAGATTATCTTTTTCTTTTGCGGCTTGTCTTTGCTTTTCTCTTTCCTCGTCAATGTCTATCTGATTCTGTAATTTTCCATTATCTTTACAGACCATTGTTATTAGATATAACATTAAGCCGCCAAAAAATCCCATTAATAATAAAAAATATGTCATCAGCAAATTACCAGCAAATTAATATGTTATTGTTTTTTCTGTATTTTTATCATTACAACATTGTCGTTTTGTATTAGTCCGGCAAGTTAATGATGCTCTACGGATTTAATATCAACGGTTATTTGTGATGTTTGACCGTATGCGGATAATAAATCCTCTAAAAACCTTTCCAATCTATCTCCTATAATACCAACCAAAATAGGAGTTGGCGAGCAACTATCTTTACTCGCCGTTTCCTGTATCACTTCTATATTATATTTAATAATATTCATTTCTTTACCATAAAAGAAAGACGCAGGGCGGTTTTAAAAACCAGCATACGATATAGACGTACTCCCTGCGATGTTTCCATTATATTATTTATCTTTGTTTTCTTCAAGGACTTTCTTGTCATCGCTCTTAAAAGCGGTAGAGAAGAAATCCAATACAGATATAATCTTATACAGGATTTTGTCATCTTTATCAGTTTTAGTCCATTTGACAATAATCGTGCAAATAGCAACAACAGCACCATAAATAGATAAAATGTCCTGATAATGTTCTTTAACCCAAGTAATAACTTCGTTCATATCTTTTCTCCTATAAAAGTTTATGTAATTACATATTAAAATATTTTTGATTATTTTACAATAAAAGAAAATTTACCATTGACTACCATTTATTATTATTCTATTATCTATTCCGTAAGTTAAATTAAAAAGGAAAGGCGTCATCGTCAGTCAGTCAGCGATAGAGCTTATTCTTAAAACTTATAATCAGCGAAAGAGGAGTTGCGGGATACTCCTCTTTTTATTTAACACAAAATTAAACCCAAAGCCAAAAACGCTCCCATACAATATTCACCAAACTCTGTTACTAATCCCCACGGTTTATAATGCCAGCCGACAGCGTATGCTCCGGCAACACCTAATCCGACTAACAAGAATAATGGATTAAACCAATAGACAATCATTAATAAAGGATAAGTATATCTGATTGTCATATATGCAAAGTCATACTGGTATTTATACCATTTATCTTCTGGAAATACTTTGCATAATAATTTCCCAATCAATCCATAATCATCTATTTCTTTCTGAGACGGTGGATAACTATGCCCCATATCAAAGCCGCTATAAAAAGATAACGTATAAAAGCATATCTGCAAAGCCAAAGCACAATAGCCAGCCACATACGGATTAAAACCTTTTACATAAAACATATAACCAAACAATGCCAACACATTGATTATATGTAATACGATTCTGTGTTTCAATAATGGCAATCCGAATCCGTCATCGCCAAAAGCTCTCCGCCAGATTGATTCAAAAGGCACAAACAATATCTTAATTAACAACATTCATAATCTCCAAAAGGAATAATAGCCGCCGACTCGTGAACGGCTATTTAACAAAAAGTAATCAGAGATTTTCTATTCCTTTCTTAAAAAAATGTTAATAATATCCGAGCCAAAATTCTGTAAATAAAAGCCCTCTGCTGACTGGACAAAGGGCTTCACTAACATCTAAAGAAGAATAAACAATGACTTTGTTTATCCATTTTCTATATTAAAATATATATCTTTTGTTGTCAACAAAAAGTTATTCTAATTCACCTAAAACGCCGTCAAATATGGCATCATAGTTATCTTTCCAAGTGCTGACATTAGTTGAAAATTCCGCTTTTGTCTCTCCCGTGATAGTCACCGATATTAATTTATCCTCACTAATCTTCGGAATCCCTAACACAGCTTTATATGAGCCGTCACTATAAACGGTCACTTTGTAATTCGGAACAAACGGAGTCGGCTCTGGTTCTGGTTCAGGTTCAGGTGTAGGGTCATCTGGTTCAATATCATCTTCGGTCATTATATCACCCCCTTATCAATCTCCATTTATCCTAACACTATTTTCCGTTTCATTCAATCGTCTTTCCAATTCCTTCTTTACTTCATTATCCAATTCGCTTATTGTCTTTTCCCTGTCATTACCTTTTGCAAGCTGTAAAATATTGTATAATGACAGTAAATCTTTTTCATACAGATTATATGGAAAACCTTTGTTCATTTTTTAATTTCTCTCTATAAAAATCTTCCCACTCTTTTTCTCTACGCTTCTTATTCTTTATCGTTAATCGGTACGCTTTTTCTTGCGAGCCGCACTCTTTATATTTATGATAATAATAAGCCCTGTCAGCAACGCATTTAAATCGCCGTGCAATAGGTATTCCTTTGTAGTAGTGTTGAATATACCCGTGATTATTTTTCCTATTGTCTACGCCGTTTAAAACCGATTCCACGGCATCCCTTAAATCCATACCTTGTTTGTATCTTTTAATGCAAAGATTATAACTGTGTTCTTTTTCAAATAAACTAAACACGGAAACACCATCTAACATATATTTTATATTCTTTGGAGCTGTGCTTTTTCTTTTCTGTATTGTTCCCATCTCTTTTCTCTCGCCTTTATTGTTCTTAATGTTGCTTCAACTGCGTCTTTAACTTTCATCTTCTTCACGCATCTGTTGTTATAAAATACGTTTCTATCTGTCTTATTTGTAAATATTTCTCTGATAGATACACCATTATAATAATACTTTCGATTAAATGCACTATCTTTCTTCCTGCGTAATCCCCCTCTTGTTTCTATCGTTTGTTGATATGCTTTCTGTATACTCATCTTTTTCTTGTGGATTAATACTTGAAAGTATCCGTAATCTTTTTCACTTAAAAGTTTGTATATCGGTTCTCCATTAATATTATATTTTGATTTCTTGTACTTCCTTTTATCTAAAGTCTTTTTGGTATGAATATATGCTTCTGTCGGATTCATTCCTTTTCTATGAATCAAATAAAGAAAATACCCGTAATCTCTCTTTGTTAGCAAAGTGACTACGGGTACATCATTAATCAAATATTTAGTTACATTTAACATTTGTTATCTCCGTTATTAAAAACGGATTTATTATAACAAATAAAGTTTATTTTTTAAACAGTTATTTCTTCCCACACGATTGATTTTACTTCTTCTACTGTTTGAGCATTGTTTACCGCATCTTTCTTTGTTCTGTATTGTGCGTGACAGGCTTGTGAATGAGAAGCTAACGCGGCTAACAATCCGTTCATATCATCTTTATCTAACGTTACATCTTCATTATCATAATCTGTCCAATCTATCTCAAAAGAATCACCGATTGCATTTGCTAACAAAACGGTATCCGTTATACGCTGACAAGATATACTATCAGAATCATATTTGTGACCGTCATAAACAAAATAGTCTTGTTCGTTTCTATCACGTTCTGATTTTAATTCAGCTATCTTTTCTGATTTAGCGTGTTCTAAAGGTTCTTGTGGTGCGTAACCTTTTAAATACCAATCACAGCCATCATAACTTTTTTCTACTTCGTAAAGTTCCGCCGAAAAGCCGTTTTCAACTGCTTTTTCTGCTGTCATACTGTCGTCAATATTTACGTTCACAAGTTTTGTTTTTTCATTTACAATTTGAATATGTTTTAACATTAATCAGCTCCTTTAAATGGATAAAAATAACTCTTCTGTATTGTAGCGGCTCCGCTTGATTTTGCAACAATATCACCTTTTTGAACAGGGCAAACGATAGTCGCTCTATACAACTGACAGTTGCCGACAGCTTGTCCGTTGACAGACATATACAGAGATGTATTCGCGGCGTTTGATTCGACAAACAAAATCCCACTTTTTGTCGCCGTCCACGGGAAAGAGGAAGATGAAAGAGAAGTCCCCGCTGAATAATCTAATGTCCCCCAGTTCGTAACTTTATTTTGAAGTAAAGAATCATTATCTATATTAACAAAGTTTAATTCTCCTTCTTCTGGTATATGACTTAAAAAAGCATCATCAGTTTCAAAACGATTAATCGTTATAAGTTTTTCTGAATTAATTGGTTCACTCATATTTTACCTCTTAATAGTATTTTGCTAATTCTGGTATTGTCGTAGTTGGTTTAAATTCTGTGATTCTTTTGTTAGTATTATCCCACGAAAAATAAGCTAACGCCATCCAATCGGTATTTTCTCCCCACGCACTATTAGCACATCTATACATTTGATTCCTTTTTGGTTGATACCATAAAGAGCCGTTACTAATCGCAGGCATATCATCTTTCATAAAGTAATTAACATTATAGCGTAAAGTATATAATGAAGAAGGACTAATAACTCCTATCCCTGTCATATTTTCATCGTAATTTATTGTACAAACAAACCACTTTATGTCAGAATAAGTTGTAGTTACATTATTAGGAGTATTATCCGCATTAAATCCATTACCTACTACTGTCGTCTGAGGTAAAGTAAAGAATCCGTTTCCCATACAACCGCAAAAGGTAAAAGGAACAAAATCAGTATACCCGTAACCTGCTTTCCAATGAGCCATACCTACTGTTATTGTAGAATCAGCAATACTAAAAGTAGAACCGCTATCAGCTGAATACCTTACAAGATTATTAGTGGTATCCCACCATACTATCGTCGTTTGAGAGCCTGAATTATCATAAGCACTACCTAGGCAAAGTATTTTTGTATTCCATGGATAAATCGAGTTACTAACAGAACCAGTAGTTATAAAATATGTTTGGTCAGTAGCAGCGCTTGTATTTGTTTTAATATCATTAGAAGGTATATATGTTTCATATTGAGGATTATTACTTGCATCTAGTCCATTAGGACGTAAAAATTTACTTCCTGCTTTAAATGCAAGTTGCCTTAAACCGTTACTGTCAATAAAGAAGTATGGTTTTATCCAATCTTTTTGAGGACATTCACTTATATAATTTCCAACTGTCCAAGGTTTTTTCATTTATCTCTCCTAACTATTATAATCATTTATGTATATCACAGGAGCATATGTCATCACAAATTCTGTGTTGGCAATCTGCGTGTTTGACGTTCCCTCTGGTGCTGTCGGAGCTGTCGGAGTGCCAGTAAAAGCTGGACTAGCCAGTTTTGCATATGGAGATAATACATCTGACCAATTCGTTGTATCACTCGCAGGATTCGTTGACGTGCTAGTGCCAGTTATATTCTGATATAATACACCGTTATATTGAACATAAGAGTTTAGATAATATGTTTCTCCGTTAATCCATTCAGGTATACCTTCGCTGTAAAGCTCTTTAATCGCTTTACATAACAAACCCTGCAAACCTTGCATTTCATTCATAGGCGGCAATTTATCAGCCGTCATCGTTGCGGCAGCCCAACCATCTTCAAAAGCTGATAATGATTGCACTTGTTTAAAGTCTGTCGTTAATGTCGGAGTTCCCGAAAAACAAGACCCGAATACGCCAGTTCCGTGTTCATTATCGTTTGTCGCATTTCCAGCAAACTGTTTTAATATAAATCTGTCTGACATTTAAAACCTCTCCGATTAAAATATATAATAAATTCATTATCCGTTCAAGTTAATTGTACTTTGGAATAAACTAAACAATCTCCAATTCTGTCATTGTAATCCGTGTAATCGCAAAAACCAGTTCTGATATATGTTGACGGATTCGGCAATTCATTATAGGTAAACATACCAAATGTTTGCGTACTGCTAGGAATGATAATATAGTTAAACGTTACTCCTGCTGGTCGCGGTATGCTATTGTTATATTTCATAGCTAAAAAGACGTTCTCAACATCATTAGTTACATAAAACGTCATTCTCATATCATTATTGGAATCCGCTCGTATAGTCTTTCCAAAAGCTCTAAACAGATAATCGTCAACTTCTTCATTGGTTAAATAAGAGTTATTTAGAATAATCTTTAATAACAATGCTTTTCGGTATTCGTCATCTGTCAATAGATATTGACCTAAAACGCCGCCAACCGTCTTTTCATACGCTCTCGATTTACCATAATAACTATCACCAAAAACATATTTACCTAGAATATCAAGCTGTTTTCCTACTGCAGTTTCAATGTTAAAGGCTTCTTTTAATTCTTGTGCTATCTCTAACGGAAATATCTTTGCCAGTTCTTTTATCATAGCAAAGTTCTTCTCATTCCGATACTGCAAGATAAGTAAATCTGCCAAGTATTCTTGAAATTCTTTATTAGTATACATTATCTATTCTCCATTAAAGAACAGTTATGGCAATATCAGAATCCGTTAATGTAAATATCTTATCATAATCCGATTCTAAATACGAATACCAAGTGGAATTATCCGTACTAAACAGAATATCTAACGGCAACGATTCCATAACACCAGCGGTATTTAAAGCGTTCTGACAAATAGAAACATAAGCATTCTGTGTTACAGCTTCATTAATCGTAAACGTGCTGGCATTTTGTATCAATGTTTTTATTTCTGCCTGTGTAGCCGCATCAATAGTTGTCTGTGCTCCCAACATCTTAACGTTAAACTTCATATATAATCTTAACGAAGAAGCGTTATCCCATTTAGCGTAAAAATGTCTGTCAGTATTCGGATTTATATATAAGTGAGATATATCCCCAACCATCGGTCTTGCGTATCCGTTCTTCTTATACAATGTTTCAGCAATTTTATCCGCATCGCCAGAGCCAGATATTACCAACCATATATAATGTAACGGTATATCACTTCCGTTTTTTTGTGCTACTACCGATTGTCCGTAATTCTCATAACATTTACAATCCGTTATTCCTGCTAAATCTAGTATGGCGGCTTCAATGGAATCGCAAGAGTTGTTTCCCGTAATGGCGACAGACCTTCTCCGTCTTAATTTTGCTTCTGTGTCCGATTCTCTCTTATGTCCTGTCGTTAATTGTGCTGAATTATTAATTACACTAACAACACCAGCGATAACAGTAGAAGGTGTGGTAATCGTTCCCACCGCACTTGTCACCGCTCCAATCTCTTTGGCTCTAAATAAATGCTGTGTAGTGGTATTCTGAATAAGAGTGTCAGTATTCACAAGATACCATTCATTGCCAGCATCATCTTGTACCGTATAACCGATTTTAGTCGAGTCGTAATCCGTAACAACATAACCAGTTTCCGAAGTGTTAGAGTAGTTTTCATCTAATCCCGTTAATGTAACCGTCTTATCAACCGTTATCGTGATATATGTTGTGGAAAAAGAACCTTCTTTACGGTAAATGTTATTTATCTTTAACCGCTGGTCTAATATAGTTCCCTGTGCGGCATCAGGGTCAAACGAATTATATGTATCGGCGACGACTTGTCTGACAATATCCATTCCTTGTGCAAAGATTGTTAATGCTTGTCCGTCAGGTGTTTCTGAATCGAAGTTAATACCGTCACCGCCTGTGCTATAAATATTCGTAAACCCATTCTGTAACTCTGTAACAGTTTCATCAAGAGTAGATAAGTGTAAACCGTTTTCATCTATATAATCACTCATTAATGTTTACCACCCTTTCATTTCCGTAAATATCTGTGTATGCTATTGTAATTGTATAATATCTGTTTTCGCTGTCATAATCAACACTTACATCATTAAGCGTTCTAACGCCTGTATGTGCAATCGTTATCGCTACAATATCGCTGGTTATATCTTCCGGCAATGCCTTTGTCGATAAATGTTTTTCCCAATCAATATATGAGTCACTATCAAAAAAACAATCGCGCATCCAAGATTGTATTTTCATTTTTAAATCTTGATAGACTTCCATAGATTCAGTTGCATAATCTTGTTTTCCTCTACCCCAAATCCATTCCCAATTATCATTACAAGCCCTTACTGCCATTATATACCTCTCTACGTTACCGACATTAATATACCACTCGTATAACTTAATGTAGCTGTTGTCGTTGTTATATCATCTCCGTTTTTTGTAACACTCGTTACAACTGTTAAACTGCCAGTATATCCACTACCACCACCAGCTTGACTATACGTTGTCACAATACCATTTGTCGTTTCTATATTATATCCTGCAACTACCGCTGAAAATGTTACCCCTGCTTTATGTTGGCAAGAATAGCTGTTTGCTTCTTCATTACCGCTGACATTACAATCACCGCTTATATTGGTCGTAGGAGTGGTTATATTGACCGCTGACGAGGTTATAATATCTATAACGGTCTGTTTTATCTCCATATAAGAAGTCGCGTTACGGAACAATTTAACGTCACTAGAATACGGATTAATTAATCTTGTGTTATTATGCAATCCAACAAGAGCAATCGAATCCGATATATCGTGCCTTCTTCTTTGTTCGGGGATACTATTTTCTCCCGTCAAATACCAACTGTTATAATCGTAATCACATACGAATAATAAACATTCGTCACCTTTGGCAATCGGAAAAGTTAATCCTGCCGTACCACCACATAAAGACATATACGGAACATTTGTCATCGGTGGCTGGTCGTATACTTCTTTTGTGCTATCATCTTTATACCATACAAATTGCTCTGTCGGAATAACATCTAAAGTCTGCTGTGCATAATGGACATCTTGAACAATACCGACACAAATAGCTCTTAAATTCTTAAAGATACTTTCTTTAAGAGCATTTAAAACATCGAGTTGTGTAGCCGTTTCTGTATTTGTTGTCATTTAGGAAATCCACTTAATACATTGAATAAAGATTTTGCCGCTTTTTCTTCTAATTTTTTTACTTCTTCCGTTTTATAATTAATATTAGTGTTCATTCTTAATTCCAATTGTGTTGACGCTTTAGATTCTCCTGCATCATTGATTGTTCCGCTATGAACAATAGTCATTACTTCAAACGGAAATCCATTATATTTACTTGTTATCTGTGAAGATAATTGTATCTGCTGTGCTATCTGAACAAACGGCATTAAGATTGTCTTGACAGTTAGATTGTTATAATTCCTTTTCGGAGTTTCTAACATAACATCACTATTAGCAAGTGTGTTAAATATCTCATTTGTTATTATCTGTGTCGATTTTAACAAATAAAACTGCTGATTGTCTATAAAAGGTATAAACCCATTCGGAGCATACTTCTTTATTACAGAAAAGATATTGTTAGATTGTACGATAATGTTTGATTTATATTTTTCGTCCTTTAACGAATCAACCATTTTATAATCTATAACGCCTTCTTTAACTTTTAAATCCCAATCGGTTTTTATTCCGTCCGATTTATATAATTTATCGGTTAAAGTCATCATTAATTCTTTTTGAGATACAGCGTTATACTGATTAAGATTCATCATTAATTTAGGCTTTTCACCGTCAATACGCCACTCTCCCCCTCTAGCGTATATCTCTGTGATAACATCTATACCTTGTTTGTAATTTCTGATAGTAAATGTTCTTCCATTAAATAATAATCCAAGACCAGAGCCAGTTCCCACATCTGTTTTATGTCCGGCAAGTAAATATATCTGCCTTCTCAATTCAAAATAAGAACCTTTATCATATAAATCCTGTGCAAAGACTTCTCTTACTTGCCTATTAATATTGTAAATCTTTATTGTAGCTTCTGAATATCCGCCAAATTTTCTGCGAGTTATGCTAAATTCTATCCTCGCTCCCATTTGCTTATAAAGACTACGCTTCACAAGACTTTTATATTCTTCTTTAAAGCCTTTTGTAGTCGCAAATTCAAGATTCTGTATCTGTTCTTTGTATATATCTTGATTAGTAAACAAATAGCCATTACCATTGTTATATTTCCTGTCATTATCGGAAATATACAACTGATATATCTTCGCTATTTCTCCACCTTTGACAATCATTTTACCGAATCCGTCTTAAAATCAATCCATATCCTAACTGTAAAGCCTGTGCCACGCTATCCAACAAAGATTTTTCACCGCTGGAACAATCTCCAATATCTTCTATATGCTCTAACGTATCACAATACAAATCGCTTAACTTGCCAAACATATCTTCCGTCATTTCTTCCGGCAAATATGCTAAAGCTCCTTTAAGAATATCTGCGGATAACGGAGCGTCTAATCCTTCTCCAAGAAAACAAACCTCATTAATGGAATCTTTAAAATCTTTTATGTCATCTATCAGCTTGTCGGCAAATATATGGTCGCTCCAAAAATTTTCACCTTTAGAACGATAATGTATTGTCTTTAAATAATATTCAATCGCCGTTAATCTGCATAATAATTCTTTCATTCTTCAACCTCATCAATTATAAGTTCATTATATACACCATTAAAGGCGTTATTTACTTCTTCTTGATTTAATAAATATAAATTATAACGACCGTTTGAAAAATCGTCAATAAATATCGGGTCATCTTTTTCTTCTGATATACACATAATTCCAAAATCAATATTGTTTTTAAAATTATATAATAAGTTTGTGCTGTTAGTTACCCGTATTCCAGCGGCTTCAAAGTTCTCCGCTTCGCATCTTACATTCATTATCCATTGTGCCAAGTATGGCTGAAATAATAAATCTATAAATACAAGATTACCTTTATCTATTGTCCTAATGGTTATAGTGTTATTCCAATATGAAGGCATACCAGACGTTATATTTTTCATATTTTATCCTTTATTTGTTTGACTTGTATCACCTGTTCTATAAGTCGTTTCATTTATAGTTTCAGGAAGATTGGTAAAATCACCTGTCGATAATTGTTTTTCCTGTTGTATAAATTTTGTTTGTTTTACTTTAAATGTTAAAATCTGCTGTAATGTCATAGAAACGTGAGTGTAATCCTTCGTATTAGCTGGCTGTTCAAAGACTAAATCCTTGATTGCCATATTATAAAACGTCCTATATGGTAAAACAACCGTATATGTTCCCTGCACATTCCGCATATTCTCTAACTTATTAAATCCCTCTATCTGATAAGAGTGATTTTTTAACGTCTTTAATACACTTTTACCTACACCATACAGATAATCAACTCCCATTTGCAAGTTCTTTAAATATTTTGTTGCCGTATTCTGTGGTAATAGTCCAAGAATAATAGAAGCAGTCTTTGTAGTCTGATTAACAATCTCTTGTCCTGTATTAGCACGGTCAATAAAACACTCTCCGATATATCCGTCAAAGGTTATCGTCAACGGCTGTAATGATATGTTATCCGTCATAACCTTATTTGATTCGGTTAAGTTAGTCGTAATATTATTCTGCATTTGCACACGGATATTGCCGACAAAATCAAAGATAAAATTACCGATTTTAACAACGTCACTTGCTTTTATCTTGTCATTTGTGTCGGAATCGTCCGGCAATCCAAGCAATCCTTTAACCGCTTGTTTCGGATTTAATCCACTAAAATCTAGATTTTTAATTGATTGTGTTACTTTGTTTGTTACATCACTTGTATTAAACATTTTATCACCTAAAAACCATTTTTAATAAAATCAATTTCTGATTGATTCTCTGTTGTTATATCTAAATTGTTTCCTGTTTTGTTTACTATGTTTAAAACAATAGGCTCTCTTTTTATAGATTCAATTATATGTCCAATTCCCCCAGTTTGTCCAATAGCTTTAGAAGTCAATACATCTTCACTATCCCAAAGATTTCCTACTTCAACCCAATTAGGTTTATCTTTTTTATAATTATATAAAAAATCTCCTATTGTATTTCCCAAAGGTTCAGCCCAACTTTTCGTAGTTATCCATTGGAATCCTTTTTCTATATATTCTCCTGTCTTTAAAAAGCCATCCCAAAAACTGCTTCTAAATGCTTTTTGTATTTTTAAATTAGCTTCTGTCAAAGAATCTGCTAATTCTCTTATTGAGGGAGAAACAGAAGTTGCAATAGAATCAAATAATCCGCCAAAACTTCTTGTCAAATCGGTTAAAGAAGTTCTTAAAACTTTTAATTCGGATTTTTCTTTTTCTGTCATTCCTGATTCGGCAAGTTCTTTAGCTCTTTTATCCCAATATTCACTAGAACCACCAGCTTTTATAACATTTTCAAAAGCCATTTTTACATTAGATTCAAAACCACTAAAGAAATCTGTTAAAATCTGATTCTTAAAAAACTCTTTTCCTTGTTGTTTATATCCTTTCATTATCAAATCTACCATAGCTGTTGGGTCATCACGAAAAACATCAAGACCTAACAAATGTGCGGAAGCGGGAGCTTTACCAGTTTGTTGATACTGCATATAGAGTCTGTATAAATTGGATAATATATTATTTGTTTGGTCTTCATTTATACCAGCTCTTTTAAAGGCGGTATGGATTCTTTTCAATCGTTCATAATTAGTTTGTGGAGCAAAATTTAATAATAAATCATTCTTTAATTCTCTCTCTGTTCCACGACTTGCCATACCATAAAGAGCACCAACACCACCAATTACAGCATATTTTAATAATCCTTTTAATGCCGAAGACACATCTTTTCTGTATTCATCTGTTTTCTTTTCTTCTTCTCTTTTATGTATCTTCTCGTTATTATATTCTTTACGCCAATAATCAATATCTTCATTCTGCACAAATTGAGAGCGTTTTGTATACTCTTTCATAGCTCCACCTTTTAAAACGGGAGCTTTTAACATATCATCAATAGCCGCAAATTTAACCCCTAACATAGCATTATAGAGATTCTTATTCTCTGCAATATCTCTCATTCCAGCAAGACGTTTTCTTTTTAGCTTTCTTGCTCTACTATATGCGGCATAAGATTGTTCTTTGCTTAAAACACCTTTTTCTAAATCTAATTGTTTAAGCTGTTCTCCTAAACTTTGTTGTAAAACAACTGTTCTATCTCTGTCAAAATGAAGTAAATCCTCTATTCTAGGATTAAACCCATATACATCTTTAGTATTTTGTTGCTCTGTACCTTTTAAAACTTGAAGTGTAAGTCTGTCAAATTTACTTTGAAGTTCTTTGGCTTTCATTAACCTGAATTGGTCTTTTAAATGCCTTTCTTTTCCTGCTTCACTTCTAGGATTAGTGTCAACTTTCTTTTCAAGACGATTAATTACACTTCCAAGTCCTTTACCTAATTCAGTTTCTATATCGCCAGAAGTAAATTTTTTCCTAAATATCTTTTGAAATTGTTCTGCTATACCTTCTACTTGTTCTTGAAAGTATTTTTCATCAATCCCAATTTTTATCTCTGCGTCTGAATTAGCCATTTACGTTATCCCGATAATATTGTTTTACATCATTCTCAAAGTTTTCGTATTCTATAATTGATAATACCATAGATACGGGAGCATTTAAAATATTTTCAGGATTCGCTCCATAATACCCGCTTTTGGCAAGTCTTATTGCCGTATATAAGGCTTCGTCCTCTATCTTTGTTCGGAGTCCGTCATCTTCTTCGCCTGTTCTTCTGACTCTCCCAACAACAAAGAAGCGAGGCTTAACAAAAAAGGGCGAAGATTCTCCTCAAAGACTTCCATTATTATCTTATAATAGTTATCTCTTAACTCTTTATCTTCAAATAATTGTTCTTCAATTACAGGCTTATCTTCATACCTGCAATTTCCTAAACAAGCCATTATCGCTTTATGGCAATCTTCATCGGTGTCCAGTTCCATTAAAAACTTTCCCCATTGTTCGACAGTTCCACAAGTCAATAATACCGTTAAATCCAATTTTATCTTTTCAGTTAAAGCAAAAACCGCTTTCTTAAAAGCGATTACGTTCTTATATGAAGATTCATTTACAATAAATTTTTTGCCGTTGATTTCAAATTCTCTCATTCTAAATGTCCTTGTAATTTATAAACTACGATATGTTCTTCCGTTCCCTGTAACGTCATTAATGCCGCAGGAATCGGCTGTGATTTAAAAAATAATCCAGTCAGATTATATATCTTTGATTGTACATTACCTCTACCATCACCAAGTCGCTGTTCTATACTTGCAAAACACGGCTCATAAGCTCCTAAAGATTCTAATGTCTTTTCAAAGGTATTTATCCAAGTCGCTTCTGAACTGTTTTGTATGACGTTTAAAGTCAATAAACAATGCACTCCCCCAGCCTTGCGATAAATAATCGAGTTACCATTTTTACCGATAAGCTCATCTGCATAATCACCAATAAATGACAGTGTGGCAGGGGTGGTACTGCTTAAACCGCCTGTTATATCTCGTAACATAAACGTTACAATATCACGCCCTGTCAAAATCACTGCCATAACACTAACCCATTGTATTAACGATTAAACAAATAAAGGTATATTCACGAGCGGTCTGTTCAATCTGACCGTTTGCGTTCACCGTAACATCTGACGGCTTTCTTGCGAAAACCATATCCGAAACGGAGAAGTAGTTACTCGTTACGTTACCATAACCATCACCGAGTCGCTGTTCAACAGAACCCTGCAAACATACGAAAGACGGCGAGTCGTTTTCATAAGTGGTGTATGAAGCCAAAAACTTCTTATCAGTTGGAGAACCACGAAGAATACGCATCGTGACTTGTCCAATCTGACCGCTTCTGTTTTCGGCAACAACCATTTGTTGATGATAAGTCATACCAGCAGTATTGATTTCACCGCTAGTCGTAATAACCATAACATCACCTTCTGCCATATCGGCGGTTACATCTTCACCGTCAATGGTAATAATATCTCTACCGACTAAAATATTTGTAGCCATTGTCTCCCCCCATTAATTCTCAACACTGACAATAACATCACACTCGTGAATTGCACCAGTTCTCTTGCAAGCACCTTGCACCACAGGAGCAATACGCTGTTCACGTTCCGATTGTATCTGATTCTTAATCGGCTGTGAATAGACATAATATCCAGTTTGCGAAATGTTATTTCTAAAGGTTTCAGGGTCGCCGAAAGTATCTGACGAGTTCCATTGTCCAGCACCGATAACACCAGCGGTCTTGAATTTCAAGAAGGCTTGTGTTACAGATGATTTCAATACACTCATTCCGGCTTCCGTTTGCGGCAATTTAGTATTGGTAGTAGCCAAAGCGTTAAACGCATTAGCTTCAATCTCAAACTTCAAAGCCATATTTTCATAGACAACATCGAAGAAGCTGTTACCGCCAGTTGATAAAGTCTTTGACAAACCGTTATTGTATTTGATATAAACATCAACACCTTTAGTTTTGCAAGCATTATACAGAGTTTCACTAACAGTGTTATCCGCTTCAATACCAATCAAAGTCTTTAAGTTCATCGTTTGCGAAGAATTAGAAGCATTGAAGTTGGTACTGAAAGCACGCCCGACATAAGCGGCGTTCATCAGTTTCGCATCTTCATAAGTTCCACGCCCATACAACAAACAACGTGTGGTAGTTTCCGTTTTACCTTTAATTGTAGAACATACTCCGGCAACATCGGTTATAGAATGGAATACAGGAACATAAATGTAATTCTTCTGTCCAGCAATATAAGTCGAAGCGGCAAGGATTCTGTCATCTTCTTCAATCGCCGTGGAGAATATTCCGCAATACGCAACTGCCGATGAAGTTCTAGCAATAGCTTCTGGCAAAGTTTCACCAGTAGCGTCAGCACCAACCGTAGTAGCCGCAGTTCCTAAATCGGAAAGAATATCGGTAGCTCCGGCAACCGTACCACTAGCAACCGTTAAACCAGCCGACACGCCAACCTTTTTACCATTAAAGACAAACTTTGTGTTATCGTGGTCGTAGCTGACTTCCACATCATTAAACGTGTTATCAATGACTTTGGCAACATCGGTAAGCGAACCGCAACCAGCAAAATTCATACCGCCTAAATCATATTCAACACCATTTGTAGTTACTTTCAATGTACCGTTTGTAATCGCTTTAAACGCCGTCAGAGTAGCAGTTTCCGTTCCACCGATAGTAAATTCAGTTTTCGGGGCAGTAGCGTTCACGGTCGATTTAAGCGGGATTACAGCAAGGTAGCCGTTACCAGTGATAATATTTTTATTTTGTGCAAATATCTCACCAGCCATTTTAGTTGTCAACGAGTTAGTTCCAAAGGTAGATTCAACCAGTTTAACATTTCTTGCGATAATGTACGGGTCAACCAAACCAATCGGAGTATCGTTAGTGAACAAGGCAACGGCATTGACATTCTTTGCCGACATTCCTAATTCGCTTAACGCTAAAGTTACTCGAACAACATTTTCAAGACTTATTGTTTCTTCACTCATTTTTTAATCTTCTCCTAATTTTCTATTGTTGGATTGTCAACAAGAATCCCTGCTTTCGCTGGTACTTCTTTTGTGTTAATCCTAAATTTATCATAATAATCTGTGTCCTTCTTCTTCCGAGTCAGTATATCACAAGTTATTACAACACTCCAAACATTAATTTGTGAACCGCCAAACAAGTGTGACATATTCACTAAATTATGCGGAATCTCATAAATGCGAAATTGCTCTTTCTCCATTAGATTCTGTGCGTAGAAAGAGTTTAACGCCATTATTATTTCAGATCGTCTATCTCTAGCTTGATTATCATAAGACATTAAATCAATTTGAACATCGCAAAACTCATAAATCTCTTGTACTTCTTGCGATTCAGAGCCGCCTTCGACTTCAACATCTTCCATTATACTCTTTGCGGAAACGACACGGCTATTGATAACGCCAACCGTACAATACAATCCTTTTGCATTATCAGGCAATTTACGATTCTGCGACCATATCCAGATATGGTCTGTTTCCAGATTCATTTCCTTTGTCAATATATCGACAATGTATTTCTCAATTATCTTGTCCGTCATTATATTGCCAATCCTTTATAGCGTGATATTCACAATGTCCGTAAGCGGAATAATCTCTCCGCTCCATAATTTTGTATGCAATATCATTGTAAACGATTCTGTCATTGTTGACAAGAACTACGTTTGCTTCTGTAAAAATATAATACCATTCCCAGCTTTGCTGTTCCGGCGGCTTGCTTAATATTACTTCGCTTTCCATTGGAATAACAACGCCTTGAAATTTCTTAATGGTTTCCGTATTTACAACGTCACCTTCTTCAACCGTTTGTTTAATCAGCTTTAAGTCTATCGCTTGCCCCCAAGACTTAATTCCCAACAAAGGTCTAGGCAATCTCGAATTACTTAATGATTTATTGTTCACAACTAACTTTTGCATTATTGATTACCTCTTAATGACATTACATATAGTTTTTCTTCGGAACTCAATCTTTCAAAAGCTCCACCTATTTTAGCAGGATTTATCCACCCAGCATATTTTAATAATTTCAGATTATTAAGAGTTATAATATCAAAAGTTAAAGCATCTCTTAACGCTCCAGTTTCTATCATAGGTCTATTTTTGCCTTTAAGTCTAACCGTACTAGGAGCGTTAGGTTTCCAGCTCCCAGCCCCTCTAGTATCAAACCATTGACGGTAAAGTATAATCATTTTGTTGCCAATATCTTTAATTGATTTTTCCATTAAATCATTTATTTTTTTTATTGGCACTAGATTTTCAGTTTTTTGTTGTTCAACGGCTAACGCCTGTAAGAATCTATCGCTCCCTTGATCTTGAACTAATGGAAAATATAAATCGAATAAAGGCTTTATTAAATATCTTTGTGGTATTTTTCCAAAGTTTCCCATTGACATTGGAAAAGAAATAGAATATTGAAGGTTATTTTCTTTATCATTCTTAAAAAGACCTTCTTTAGCAAACTTTGTCCACCTTGAACCCTTGCCGCCTTTTCTTTTTCCTATCTCATAACTTCCACCGCCTAATGCTTTTCCCCAATACCTTTTTTCTCTTTTTTTAGGATTCTCTTGTGGTCTTGTTTTAAACCTTTTTTCAATCATTTCATTAAACTGATTATAACGGAATACATCAGATTGTTCCGTTTCCACTTGAAAGACTACATTTTTTCCTTTCATATAACTATATTCTTTATATGAATTATATTTTATAACATCTTCCGTGCTAGTTTTCTTCCGGCCGTGCGGAGCATCTTTCAATTTGAACTGTAAAACAAAGGCTTTGTATGAATCATCTTTAGTTTGCTTTTGAGATAAAGAAGGAATTACCGCCGCTAACTTTGGTAAATCCTTCCTCGTCTTTAAAAGTTCATTACTAAAGGCTTTTTGTAAGTCTTTTTGTAGTTTTTTTAAGTCTAAAAAGTTAAGAGTTATATCAGCCATTACGCAGGGGAAGTCCATCCCATTACAACTTCGACATTCCCAACAAGATAAGGGCGTATCAGGGTTAAATACTTCAATCCAAAACCATTTCTTGCATAAAAAGAAAAGATAGGGTCATCTTCTATCCATTTCGGTATAGCATATTCTTCATCAACACTACCAACACGCTTTCTTTTAGCAGGAAAACTGGTAGTTCCGCTTGCTCCGGCACTTGCTAAATCCAAATCATAGCATAAAAAGAAAGCAATCAAATATAAATAAGCCAAATCGGTCACAAATGCTTCATTTGCAACGCCGTCAGCTTCATCTTTGGCAAACAAAATATCTTTATCTGTCACATATTCGGCAATTTCGTCATTAGTAGGCGTTCCCCAGCTGTCAGCCATATCTAATTCTGCCGTATTATCATCTTTTAAAGACTTATAATAGGCTTCTCCCTCTGTATCATAAACAATATCGTCCTTTTTATAAGTCTTTTCGCTGTCATAGTACGGAATAAAGGGGAAGTTTCTAGCAAACTTCTCTCTAAAAGTGTTCAAATCAAAGTTTAATGCCATAACTTCCCCCTTATATCACGTTACATTTAAGTCAAAGGCTGAATTTTACTTCCTGCCACGACCTTTTTTCGGCTGTTCTACCTTATCTTCGGCAACTTCCGCTTCAACTTTTACATCGGTTTTTAGGTTATCAATCGCAACCAGTTCACCAGCATAAGCGGCAACGAGTTTTTTCGCCGTTTCATCATCTAAATCAATGATTTTGCCAGCGGGCAACTCGATACCTTTGATAATGTATTTTCTAGCCGATTCGTTTCTTAATCTCATAGTATTATCTCCTCAATTCTAATAACTATGCAATATCCATATACAACAATTCCTGCGGACGCAAGCAAAGGACTTCGCTGTGCTGACCGTAAGCTACGTTTCTGAAGGTAAATCCTTCGATCGTATTCGCCTGTGTAGCTGTATAATCAACAGGAATCTCGAAACGAGCGACTTCCTCATCATAACGACCTAACACATAACGGTCTTTCGACAGGCCAGAAATCGTAGCCATACCATAAGCCAACGGCAAAATTCTGAAAGGCTTGCCAGTAATAGCACTAAAAGACTTCTCCAACATTTCCACGCGGGAAGTAATAGGATAAGTCGTGCTGTTCCATACCGCCAATCCGTTGAAATCATCTGACGGAACGTACAGATAATCAGGATAAGCCGTATAATTACAGTTAGCTTGATAAGCTCCAATAACCGAAGCGGCAAAAGTGCTAAACTGTGCATCGGTCATAGCACTCAATTTAGCAGGAATCAACGTACCAGAGTTCACGGTTACAGCCGATTGATTCAACAATCCTGTCATACCATAAGCATTACCCAAGAATACGATTCTCTGAATACCTAAATCCCAGTTCTTTTTACGAGCTTTCTCTTTAGCGGAAACAATATCCCAAACACCAGTACGGCTTGCTTTTTCCAGTTCCGGCAAAGACCAAGTAATTTCTTTAGCCCAAGTAGCCGTTTTAACCGATACGCTCTGAATAGCGGCATCAGCAGTAGCAAGACGAGAGCCAACGGCTTCGTTGATATAACCTTTCTCAAACGAACCACCAGTTACGACTTCCCTGTAAGCCAAAATGTTTTCAGCCCAAGCAGTACCTTCACCGACTTTAACAGGAACATAATCAGCAAACGGGATTTCATAAAATTTCTGTTCCGCAACCATTTTCAAAATAGCGGTCATAGTCGTAATATCGACATTATAACCATTCTGCGTTACGGCGTTTTCGAGATAACCGATACGATTCATCTCTTTTTCATTCAACAGTGTTTCAACAGGTACATATTCGCCCTTGCTGTTTCTAATTACATTACTCATTCTTTTTATCTCCTATACATTAAGAATTAGCGGTATGTTTAACAGGAACGGTCAACAATACCCGAATCAACTCACCAGCCGCACTTGCCGATTCCAAAGCCCAACCAACAGTAGAACCAGAACCAGTAGCCGCTTTAACAGCCATATCCGTAAAGTCGGTCACGTTTACGGAAACACCAGCGGTTACAGCCGCATCAGCTTCCAAATACATAACATCACCAGCATACGAAATCTCGACTTTATCACCAGCAACGAAAGCGTTTTTAGCAGTGGAAGATTTAATAAATCCGTGAATCAATCCACCAGTAGTCGCTTTAACAACGTGCGGTATAGTGGTACTCCCACCAACAATCTTAACAGCCGTACCAGCCGTCAATGTTCCAGTTTCCGTACTGTCAATGATAACAGACAAACTATCAATATTCGCCTGTAAATCCAATCTGCCTTTGATTTCACCAGTGGGCGCAAAGGCGTTCATTGTATAATTAAGTTTATTTTCACTCATTTCAATATATCCTTCTATTTATTAGAACCATATCTTTGTTTACCCAAAGCGATACCCGTCAAATCAGTGCTAACGACTTTCGCTTCTCTTTTTCTTGCCTTTGCGTTATGCAAATCAGAAAAATGTTTTTGAGATTCAACGGAGTTCTTTATATCTTCAACTTCGTTTTCCTCTTTTTTATCTTCCTTGACTTCCTCTTTCTTGACTTCTTCCTCATTCTTTTTGGCTTCAACGCCGCAAGCGTTTTCTTCTTTGCCAACAAGACGTTTTGCAAGTTCAAGGACTTGTTTGATTTTTTCAGCTTCACCGCCTTCAAAATCTTCGTCAGGTTTACCGATAATTTCAGCGATTTCTCTCAAAGCGGAACGAGCGTCATTCTCGTTTTCCTTTTTGGTTTCTTTCACTTCTTCAATCTTTTCTTCTTTTTCTTCGGTTTCATTATCGGTCTTTTCTTCAACCGCTTCATTCTTTTTTTCTTCTTTTTCTTCTTTAACTTCAACTTCTTCTTTATCTTCTTCCTCGTTATTGAGTTCTTTTTTAACGTCCTCAATAGCATTGGCAAGAGAAGTCAGAGCTGATAAGATATTTGCTTTTTTCATTTCTTCGTCCTCATTTGAATTTTTTAACTTTTCAATTTCCTCAATCTTTTTCTCGTTATAAGTGCTAAACTCATCAGGAGTCATTACGATTGATTCTTCATATCTTGGAGAAGGGGTCAATGCAAGATGTTCATACTCGCTCATCAAAACTTCGTTATCAAAGTGCGTATTGTTCTTAAAACCTTCGCCCTTCATTTGAGTTACCCTGTGTGCATTTGACACTTTCCAGCCCTTACGCAACACTCCTGCACCTGTTTCATCAACCATAATCTCTGCCCAATGCCAGCCGTCAGACGGATTATAAAAAGACTTCACGACGACTCCGTGTTGTGCTTTCGCTTCATCTTCCGTTGCTGTTTCAGTATCAATATGATTAATGTAAATAGGCTTGCCCGTAAAAGTCTTATCCATTTCATTCAAGACGGTATTTGATAGATAAATCAATCTATCTTTTTTCCCGTTCTCATAGGAAACAATACCCTCTTGAATGTGCCGGACAAAGAAACGATAACTCTGCGGCAATTCTACACTATTAAAAATATTCTCTTTTATCTTCTTAAATATATTCATAGCCTTTTACCATATAAATTTTATATCGCATTTTTTATTTTTGTCAATATTATTTTGGTTGGTGTACTTCTTTGACACCAAGTTTTCTATGAAACAATCCTCTAAAGAATCCTTCTTTTTTGTATAATTGTTTAGTTTTGTCGTCCTCTGGATTCCTAGCAATATTGCTTTTTTCATATACCGTAGGAAGTGGCTCATTCTCATCAACAGTAGCCGTCTTATCGGCTTCCTTTGCCTGTTTAGGCTGTCTGGGTTTTAAGATATTACCAGTTGTCGCCTGTGCCGCATATTCAAGATTCTTTTCCGCTTTCTTATCGTGCTGTCTAACAATAGGAGCTGTATCGGTTTTCTCAAACAATTCAAAGTCTTTATCCTTTTCCTTGTCATCAATATTCTTTTCACCTTTACCGTCTTTTGTTTCTCTATCATCTGCCGTTCTTTGTTCTTGTTCTTCGGCTTTACCAAAGATACGAGATTCATCGGTAGGATTCTTATGATACGGGTCATAATCAACTTCCGTCTTATAAAGATTCATTTGAGATTGTATCATCTTTTCAGGGAAGGTAATCGGTAATAAGCCGTCATTGTTACAACCTAACATAAATTCACCATTAGACAACAATCCGTTTGCCCTTGCTTGTATAAGTCTATTGAATGTAGAGTTCTTAACGTGTTCTTCCTGTTCCAAAGGCATTTCACGTAAAGACTTAAAATCAATATTAAGATTCTCCGGCACTTCATCAAAAAGATATTTGCAACAAATCTCTAAAACCTTAATAACAATAAACTTCGCAACCGACCTAATCTCCGACTCAATCATACCGTTATAATTCTCAATATCATCTTCGCCAGCGTTAAATCCAGCCGCACTAACACCGAATAACTTTGTCATCGGCATCTTTAAATCACTAGCCACACCTTGTCGAATCTGTGTTAGTATTTCAGATAATCCATTAAAAGATAATTGCTTTTGTTCATATTTGTCATTGGCATCTAATATCAAAGATTGCTGATAATTCTTTAAGATATTAGCGTTTTGGATTCGTTTCTGTACTCTTGCCGTTCCTGCATTGGTAAGCATAGCTTGATTAAATCCTTGAATCTGGTAAATATCTATCTTCGCTTCGTCCAACAACTCAAAGATTAAATTCTGATTTTTCAAATAAGAATTAATTGACCGTATTGATTTTTCCAATACCGACAATCCCCAACCTCTCAATCTGGGCTTTATCATAGAAGGAGCGGCTTCTCCCTTTGTCAAGATAACTCGTGATGGGTGTAATTTCTTTGTGTAATACACAAACATATTATCCTTATTGTCATCTTCAAAAGGATTAAACATATTTTTGATTTCTTCTGGATATAATTCCCACATATCCGCGGGGATAAACTCTAATTCACCACCACGTTTTTTTGTTCTCATTCTGTTAATGTCAAACGGTTTTTGTGTATCTTCTCCGCAGTTTACGATTAAACCACCACCGCCAAACAATCTCCCCCAAACAAGAGCTTCAATTATCTTGTCAGTTAGCTGATTCTTTTCATAATAATATTCTAATTCTTGAATCTCTTTGGTATCTAAATCCCTGCCTTTAATAGTAAAACCTGTTCTGAAAGCATCTCTAACAGGCTGTTCGCATAAGGTTTTAATGATACCGTATTCCGTATAAGCATTGTTTAACACGTTTCTGAAATTAGATATAAGTGTATATCGAGTATTGATAAACACCGTATCTATACGACTATTCGGCGGTGGACAAGGATTAGCACCTGCCGCTCCGTACCAACCAGTTAATCCCGAATAATTTGAAGTGATACTCTGTGTCATTTCTGATAAAGAGTTTTCAAACTTCTCTTGTGCCGCATCAATAATCTTTGTAAATTCTTCAAGCGTTTCAGGCTCTCTGTTTTCTTTCACGTTCTTTACAACTTCTGCTTTCTTTGTTCTCGCCATTTTACACCTATAAATAGACTATACGCCATTCTCTTGTTTCAAAGGAAAATACCCAAACATATAAACAATACATCTTAATAACCTTATTATGTATCGCAAGCGGTTAAATTTGCAACATAATTTTGCAATCGACAGATGAGGAGAATCTATCGAATTATGAAAACAAAAATAACCGCTTACGAACTTCACGGCATTGACAATAATATGGAAACACATCAACGGAGAATTATTGCCGCCGGAACACGGGCAACGAATATTATATTTTCTAAAATATTTTTCTAATTGAATCATACACGTCCTCAAGGAATAAATAAAAAAGATTGTCCGTACAATCCGAATAAAAATATTTTCAACATAATATAAACCCGTTTTGATTATATCATTAAATTTCAAATTTGCAATCAAATATATACAGAACTGATGAAATTAGGACTAAAAGCAATATTGACGGCATCGCAAAGACAATCAACGCAATCATCGTGCTTTGCCCTTAAATCACTTCTAAAAGCTGTTGCTTCTGTTAATAACATAGCTGATACTTCATCTGTCGGATTATTCGGCAATAAGACTCGACCAGCGGCAATATGAGGAACTACCGCCAATGCTCTTGAATATTTGTCGGCTCTTACCAATATACCGTCATCAGTTTTATAACTCGTTCTTTGTATCGGTAAAAACGGAATAGACGTTTGCGTTTTCAAAGTCTGTATCAATCCGATACCACTAGACTTATCTTCAATGTATATTCCATAAGGCTGTATATCTCTATGTTGCCATTTCTCCCAAGTGGCTTTAAAGACTTCTACCAACTCCACGGCATCCCACTTACCTCTTACCATATCCAATAAGTGAATCGTACCCGTATATGTTTGCCCCCATAAAGACAAAACCGTAAAGTCATTAGCTTCGCCTTTCTTCATAGCCGTATCGGCAACACCATATATGGCTTGATAAGGATAATATTCATTCGGATTATAAAACTGAAACCACTCTGATTTAAAGACTTCACCACCGACAACTATCGGCTCTTGCTGATATTGACCGTAATAAACGGAAACGCTATTCTTTTTCATAGCTTCCAATTTATACGAAGGCATTTTATCTTCCCAAATAGATTCGCCAGTTTGTTCATCATAAGCAGGAATCTTTAATTGTTCCCATTCGTCCGTTTCATTTTCCAAAACATAACCTGTTAAATCGTCTGGGTCTAACCTCTGCATTATCATTATAAACGGAGCTTTAGGATTATTAGCACGGCTCTTTAATGAACCAGTATATAAATCAATACAGGCTTTAATATCAGCACGGCTTATATTCATACTTGCCTTTGTCGGATCATCTATCGTACAGCATCCCCCCCAAGTATCAATACCGCTAACTCCAAAACCGAATCCCGTCAAAGCTCCGGCAAGTGTAGCCGCACGATAAGAACCGCCAATCATTCCCTTGACAGGCTCTGTTTTCCATTCTTCCGCTTTTTGCGAATCTTGTCTTAAAGGAAGATAATTAGAAAACTTTTGAAAGGCAGGACTCATCAACATATTCTTAACATTCTTTGAAGATTGTTTAATAAGCGTATCTGAATATGAAGTGTGAATTATCTTTGAATACGGATTTAATAAAAAACTCCACGCTTCAAAAGATTCCATTAAAGCTGTCTTGCCGAATCTAGGCGGCATATTGATTACAAGATTCTGTTTTAGATTTCTGCCAAAAGCGTATTGCTCTAATTTATTAACAATCTTATAATGAAACGGTTGCCAATCCCAATTAATCCTATAGCAATGATACATCATTAATTCGTGAAAGGCTTTAAAAGAAGATTGTAATAAAGCACTGGCATTTACGGGGTCTGCCATAAAAGCCGCAAGTATTTCATCATTCATTTAAAAACTCCATTTTTATTTGCTTCATAGAATCTTCAATACGTCTTTTAGCAATATTAAAATATTTCTCCTCTCTCTCGACTCCGATAAAATTTCTGTTATTTTCCATACAAGCAATACCAGTAGTACCACTTCCCATAAAAGGGTCAAATACTGTTTGTCCGGCAAATGAATGTAATTGAACCAACTCTTTAATTAATTCAACTGGCTTCTGTGTAGGGTGTTCTCTTATAGTCATATGAGGATAAGGATATGTTTTTATTTTATGTTTAACATTAATAGGAGCACCATTATTATATGGAGCTTTCTTTCCTCTAACATAAACGATAAACTCAACATCGTTTATATAAGTATTATTACAAGCAGGGATAGCATTAAATTTATTCCATACAAGTAATGTGGTAGACAATCCGGCATTTTCAAACCAAGACATTGTTTTTGATAATTGCTTGTTAGAGCAAAACAAAATTATATTCGGTATCTTACAAATTTTCAAAAACAGATTAAAACATTTTTCATAATCAAACCCATTGGAAACAAAAAACAAATCTTTATTCTGTTTTTGTTTTCTTTGAGCTATTTTATTACTACCTTTTCCGTGTGTTTCCAATTCATACGGCGGGTCTGTTATGATAGTATCAACCGTTTCACCACGACTAATCATATCTTCCATTACGGAAAAACAATCGTCATTATACAATTTAAACATTTCTGTTAAACCTCGTACCATATTCCATAACAGATATGATAATCGTATTTGTAGTATCTTCAAATCCTGCGTATAGTTTTGTTTCCCAAGAAGAAACTACTTGACAATCATCTTTAAATACCACACCGTTCATAGCGTCTAATACTGATTTTTCAAGATTATCAACATCTGGTCTTTTCATAACTGGTTGATGTTCCATCATACGTTTTTTCTTGTTAGATACATTCGGTAATTTAAAATAAAAATCAATTTTTACATCAAGAGGTATTTCTCCGTCAATCATCTCATAATTTCTTTTGTTCATTATCCGCTTAATTTCGTCTTGCACAATCGTTTCAAATTCACGAGTCGCCGCTGATGTATACATTCTAGCAAAACCACCACGAGTTGTAGCTCTAGGTCTTTGTTTACCAACAAGACGGTCTACCTTTATTTCAAATACTTCGTCTAACATTATCTATTATCCTTTGTTATTAGTCTGTTAAGTTCGATAATCTTATCTGGATTTAATTCATTGAACGTCACGGAGCGGGCATCTACATTGATTCTAGGCGAGTCGCTGAATCTCTTATCCGCAATCGCCGCCAATTTAAACAATCCGTTTAACGCCACTTCCGCAACTCTGGGCTTAACTTTTTCATCTAACAAGCCTTGTATGACTTCTTCACATTTGCCAATATAAACAACGCCTTTATTCTTAAAAGCGTTTTCAAACAATTCTTGAATCTCAACATTGTCTTTATTATAATATTTGAACATAAAAAACTGTTCGGCTGACATATTATATTTCTGACAAGCATCATAAGGCGACATACCGCTGGCAATCAAATCACAAACATTCTTATAAGAATTAAAAGTGACTTCTGGATAATTAGCCGCCACTTTAAATAAGTGTTTATTCTTGCACTCTTTGATATTTTGTTCTTCGTATTTAGTCAACGGATTCGCACAGGCATCTTGCATTTCACGCCGTAGCTGTTGTTCCCGATACGCTTTCTCTTTTTTATCGTCAATAATTTCCATCAATTCTCTCCTCTAATTGATTTCAATTAATAACATAACACGCTTTCAAATAAAAAGACAATAAAAAAATAGCCGCTCTGTAAGGGAACGGCTATCTCTACCAACCAATTATTATAATTTCACAAATAAAATTATTTTGCAAGAGAAAAATTGCATTGAAAGTAAAAAAAAATTATGGTAAGGTAAAATCATTGGCTAGAGATTAATTCTCCATAGTTCATCATATTGGCGGCTACCGACCGAGTCTGTAAGGACAAACAAGGCTGATTGAAACCAGCAACCGCACCGAACATAAAAGCCAATCCGGTGAAAGAAGGTTTATAGCAAATCAAAAGCTATTGTATTAAACCACCCGTTTAACAAATAAAAACGGATACCGTCTTTATGTGGAAGCACATTGGGATTCTCTAGGTATTAGTCGGAATTACAGGAAGAACGCCGACTCTGAATTACAAAACCAGTTTATCTCCCGTAGTCAGATATTTTTTTTAACTACTTCTGATTATAGGGGGAATCTTCTTTTATTCTTTTACATTTAATAAACACTATCACAAATTGCTTTATTTAGCCGTACAGCGATGTTTATTTTTCACCGTATATTCTATCACAAAATCTTCTTTTGTTTATCACTGGCCAGTAAAACTTGACGAGCGATACCAAAATTCTTCCAGTTATATTTTTTATATTTTTCCAGTTATTGCTATAACTTCTTAAACTTTACCGTACCCGATCTTCCAAAAAATATTTTTTCTGTGTTATTGATAGGTATTTTTTGACGCATAAAGATGAGGTCAGACACGTCTGTTCAAGAATGCTTTTTTCCAGTAAAATCAATAGCTTCGGCGTATCGTAAAAATAAACTACATTTTAAGTTTGACTTATTGCTTAGATGTGATATTCTGAACTTGTAAACAGCAAAAAAAGGGAGGAAAAATGGATAGATTTTTATAGATTCGGTTACCGTGACCCCGAATCTCTAAACCATAGTCGGAAACGGCAAAACGGAATCGGCGAGCGACGTGCTAAAACCGCTCTGACCTCGTCGGAAAAGTAGTGCAGGACGCCAAAAGCGTCCAGCAAACAAGCCGAGTCAAAGGCTTGCCGGACTACCGCCAACCCTCCGAGCTTGGGTGCAAGGGGCAGGGGTTGTAAAACAAGCGTAGTGATAGTATCACTCGAACCGTTGCAGACTATTGAAGATAGTAGATAAGTGCGACTAAGCAAGACGGTAGTAGACGGCTTGCGACAATGTAGGCGGTAGAGTGACTTGCCGTGCGGATGAACTACACATTCATTTTCGCAAAAATGGGAATCACTGGATGGCGGTGGATTTATCCGCCTTGCCAGTTAAGTGCAGGGGGAACTTGCATTTAATTGGCAATAATGCCAAAGCGAGGGACGCCGTTATGCGTCCACTAACACTAACTAAGGGAGAAAAAGCAATGACTAATATTATCACGGGAATAAAAGACAAGGGATTTGAAACAGTAATAGACGGGATTGAAAACGCCGTCTGTGCTGTGGCAATAGGGTCTACGAGACTATTCAAAGTCTTGTGGGAAGACGCCGACAGAGCGTCCGCAATTGAAAAGGCGTGGAAGTATGCACAAGAAAAAGCGGCTCGTAAAGGATGTAAAACGAGTCAGATAACTTCTGGCAAAGTTATCCGTGGCGTCCGCCTGTGCAATGAAAACGCCGATTTAAAAGGATTGACCTTTGACGAGGTAATGGCAAGAATAAGCAAGGCAGGGGGTAAACTTGCCGAACTTTCGGAGGAGAAAGTCGGAAAAATCGCCAAAGGCGAGAGTCTTAAAGCCGCCGCCAAAGGTCAGAAAAACAAGGACGCCGATGAAGCGTCCGATAAAGAGGACGGAAAAATTGAAAAAATTGACTTGAGCAAAGTAAGTCCCGAGCAAAAATTTGTGGCAATCCTTGAGATTGCAAAGACTCTCGATGCCGAATCGAGAAAAAAGGTAATTGAAGCCATCAAAGCGATGTAATTACCGGAATGGCGGGGGCAAGTCATAAAGACAGCCCCCTTTTTATTAACTTTAAGAGGTGATAAGAGATGTTTTCAGATGATTATATAGAGATTGAGTCGGAAGAAACAGCCGACTATATACATGACTTAATATCTAATATTAGAGGAGAATTAGAGGAATGTTAGTAAATTTAACACCGCACGCCGTAACGGTATACAAAGACGGCAAGCCAGATTTTACCGTAGAGTCGACCGGACTTATACGGGCTACCAGTATTGTAAAAGATACTGGCACGGACGCCGATGGCGTCCCCGTTGTTACGGTGACATACGGACAGCCTGATTTTATGCCGGACAAGATAGACGGAACGACTTATATCGTATCAAGTCTTGCTTTGTCAGCAATCAAGTCTTGCTATCCAGACCGAACCGACTTTGTAATACCAGACGGAGCGGTCAGAGATGATGCCGGAAAGATTATCGGTTGCACGAGATTTGCTCGATAACTGATACGGATAATTAGGTTTTAATATGGACGCCGCAAGCGTCCTTTTCTTTACGGTAAAGAAATGGTTAAGAAACTTGGTGATAAAATTTTCTCACGCCGTGGTGCTGTTATCCTCGGCGTTATTTATGGGGTGATGATTGTTTATGCAATCGCCAAAACAATTTTGAACAATCTATAAAAAGGAAGGAGAATAAAATGAGTACAGAAATTGGAAGAACGATAGCACAGTTTTTTCTTAATGGGAAAAGAAAATCAATGTCAAATACTTACACGGACGGGAAAGCAATTTTTCTATATGAAAATAAAATCGCTTGGCGTGACGAGGAAGGTAGAGTCTTTTTTAATCTTTGTGGCTGGAATACAAAGACTACAAAAGATAGGTTATCAGCTTTAGGAATATGGATAACTCAAAAGAACTGGAGAATT